ATATGCAGCTTCTAAAAGAACAACTTATAGAGTATTACTTGCAGTATTTGAAAGAGGGATTGGTGCTTACAAAACTAATCCAGCTTCAGTTAGACCAAACGTAGGATCTGCTGAACAATGGGCTTATGCAAGAGTAAACAGTTTTCTTTTCGCTTTGCGAAATGGAAGGTTTCAGGGTGGCAAACACGATCAAGATTTGCTCCCTGAAAGACATCCTTTATCAACTAAAAATAAAGAGGAAAAAATTATGGATATTGAAAAAGAAGATAGACATATCCTTAATGTTTCTGAAACTGACAATAGTGTTATTGTTGAGTTCAAAAAGGTTGAGGATGATTCTGAAGAAATGGAAATGGAGATGACAGAGGAAGAAAGACCATATCATGATGATGAAGAAAAAGATAAAGACAGAAATGTAATCGATGAAAAAATTGAATACAGAACTATTACTTTATCTAGATCGCAGCATATTGATGAGGAAAAAAGAACTGTCAGAATGGGAGTATCTTCTGAAGAACCAGTTGAAAGAAGTTTCGGTAAGGAAGTTCTTTCACATAAAGCTGAAGATATAAATATGTCATTTATACAAAGCAAAACAGCACCTTTATTGTTGGATCACGATATGACGAAACAAATAGGGGTGATTGAGGAATTTAGACTAGACGAGGAAGCAAAAAGAACAACTGCTTTAGTCAGATTTGGAAAATCTGATCTTGCTCGTGAAGTCTTTCAAGATGTGGTTGATGGGATTCGCTTGAATGTGAGTCTTGGCTATCGCATTGACAAAATGGAACGAGTCGAAAAAGACGATGAAACTTATTATCGTGCAGCTTTTACTCCAATGGAGGTAAGCATGGTTTCAATACCAGCCGATCAAAGTCGATTAGTCGGAGTAGGTCGTTCTCAAACTAAACAAACTATTTCACATAAAGAGGAAAAAGAAATGGAAGAAAAGAATGAAATAAATCTTGATGAAGTCAAAAGTCAAGCATTTGTTGAAGCTCAAGCTGATTTCAAAAGAAACTCGAAAGAGATCATTGATTTAGCGAAAAGACACAACAAAGCAGACTTAGGCAATCAAGCTATTCAAGATGGTCTTTCAGTTGAAGAATTTAGAGGAATGTTATTAGAAAATATTTCTAATGATAAACCTTTAGAAACTCCTTCTGAAATTGGTCTTGATAAACAGGAGATTAGAAGATTTAGCATTTTAAGAGCTATTAGAGCTATGGCTAATCCTACTGATCGTAAATTACAAGAGGAAGCTGCTTTTGAATTTGAATGTTCTGAAGCTGCTGGAAAAATCTATGGAAAAACTGCTCAAGGTGTTTTACTACCACCAGAGGTACTAGCCAATTGGGGTCAGCGTGATATGAACGCTTCTGATGATTCTAATTTAATTGGTCAAGACTTTAGAGCTGGTGATTTTATTGATGTTCTTCGTAACAATAGTGCAGTTATGCCTTTAGCTACTATGCTTAATGGCTTATCTGGTGACGTTAAAATCCCTAAAAAAACAGCAGCAAGTGCAGCAGCTTTCATAAGTTCTGAAGGTGGTGCGGCTGGTGAGTCAGAAATGACTATTGGTTCAGTCACTATGTCACCTAAAACTTTAGGTGCATTCACAGACGTTACTAGACAATTAATGATTCAATCATCTTTAGATGTTGAAAACTTGATTAGAAACGATCTTGCAGCAGCTATGGCTATTGCTATAGATGATGCAGCTCTTGAAGGAAGTGGTTCATCTGGGAATCCTACAGGGATAACTAATACTACTGGTATTAATACTGTTTCTCTAAGTAGTGCAGCAGCACCTACTTTTGCAGAAATCGTTAGCATGGAATCTTCACTAAGTGTTGATAATGCTTTGTTGGGCGATCTATCTTACATAGTTCATCCTACTAATGCTGGTACTTTAAAAACAACTGAAAAAGCAAGTAATACTGCTCAATTCGTTTTAACTAATGGTGAAATGAATGGTTATCCAGTTGTGGTATCTCCACAAATAACAGCTAACAATTATGTCTTTGGTAACTTCAATGACTTATTAGTTGGTATGTTTGGTGGGTTAGACCTAGTTGTTGATCCTTTTACAAATTCAACTTCAGGAACAGTAAGAGTCGTAGCATTACAATCTGTTGATGTAGCAGTGCGTCATGCAGTTTCTTTCTGTGCAGCATCTTAATAGATGGTACTAACTACTGAAAAGGCAGATGGGATTTTCTCATCTGCTTTTTCAAAAAGAGAGATTAGAATGAAAAAATATTTAATTTTGTCTGATACTGTTGCTGACTCAAAAAAATTAACAGTTGGAGATATAGTGGAATTATCTGAAGCTGAAGGTAATACCTTAGTAGGTTACAACAAAGCTGAAGTATATGTAGAAAAAGAAACCAAAAAAACTTCTGATCGAAGTGTTGGTTTAGAAACTTCCAAAACACCTAAATTAAAAAAAAGAAAAAGTAAGTAATGGCATTAGAAAGTTCAGCAGATTTTAAATCCTATTTTGACAGTACAACTGGTCATGGGGTAACTGCTACTTTCTTTGAAGTACAAAATTCTTTATTCGATCAAAGGATTGGTTTTATTGATACTTGGTTTGATATTGATTCTGGTAACAGAGAAAATATTGAAATAATTATAGATCAAGAATACTTTGATATTGCTGGTAATAGTGTTTCTGTAGAAGGTTTTCAACCTAGAGCATATTTAAAATCAAGCGATGTACCTTATATTTCGCAAGAAGATCGTTTAATTGTAAATGCAATCACAACTAATAAAGGTACAGTATTAAAAGCTGAAACTACTTTTGTTGTTAAAAATGTACAACCAGATAACACAGGTTTAATTGAATTAATTTTAGAGGAACAATAATGTCTGAATACAGATTAGAAACTGAAGAAGATATGAGTTCTTACTTAGATGCCAATTTTGGACATGGTCGAACAGCTACTTTTACAAATACAAGTGGTCAAACATCAACAATAGAACTTATTTTAAATAACGAATACTTTGAAGAAGAATTTGGTGTAGGGGTAGAAGGTACACAACCAATTGCTTTTTGTCGTACTGTTGATGTGCCAACTGTCAAACATGGTAATACTTTAGCTGTTGATGCTTATAAAGATGTTGATGGTAATACTTTGGTTGCAGCACAAACTTATAAAGTGGTGAATGTACAAAAAGATAACACAGGTTTCACTTCTTTAATGTTAGAGGAATCATAATGGCTAATCACGTCAGACAGCAGATTAGAGAACGATTGGGTACTGTTTTAACTGGTTTAAGTACTACTGGGTCAAATGTATTCGAGTCCAGAGTTTATCCCTTAGAAACAGCTAGTTTGCCTTCTTTACTTATTTATACCAAGTCGGAAACATCTGAACCTATTGTTATAGGTTCAAACAGATTATTAGAAAGAACTTTATCAGTAGCTGTAGAATGTTATGTAAAAGCAACAAGCAATTTCGATGATTCAGTTGATACAATATGCAAAGAAGTAGAAACAGCTATAGCTGCTGATCCAACATTAAATAGTTTAGCAAAAGATACTTTTTTAGAAAGTACCGAAATAGAATATAATGCAGAAGGTGAAAAGCCAGTTGGCTATGCCACCTTAACATTTAATGTTAATTATTATAATCAGGAACAAGCACCTGATGTAGCGAGGTAAAAATGAAATTATTTAGTCCAGATGGAAAGATTTCTATAGACGTTCATCCTTCAAAAGTTGAAAGTTTATTGAATAAAGGTTGGAAAGAAGAAGCAACCAAATCCAAATCTTCTTCAAAAAAAGAGGTGAAAGAAAATGGCAGTACATAAAGGAAGCGAGGGGTTAATTAAAGTTGGCTCTGCTACTGTTGCTGAAGTTAGATCATATTCTTTAGAAGAAAGTGCAGATGTAGTTGAAAAAACTGCAATGGGTGATTCTTCTAGGTCTTATCTATCAACACTTACACAATTCACAGCATCTGTAGATGTATTTTTTGACGAAACTGATACAGCACAAACTGCATTATCAGTAGGTTCAACTGTAACACTTGAAGTTTATCCAGAAGGTGATACAACTGGAGATACTTTCTATCAGGGTTCTGCAATTGTTACAGGTTTTTCAAGAAGTGCATCATTTGATGGCTTAGTAGAAGCTAGTGTTACTTTGCAAGGTTCTGGTGGTTTAACTACTTTAACAGCTTAATTATGAAAGCAATAGAAAATGCAAAAAAACATTTTGCAGAACAAGATGTAACAATAATTGAAGTTGAAGAATGGGGTGATGGTGATAAACCATTAAAAATATATAGTAAGCCATTGACGCTTAGTGAAACTTCAAAACTTTACAAAATGAGTAAAGAAGATGATCTAACGATGATGGCTTATGTTTTAATATATAAAGCCTTAAATGAAGATGGTGAAAAACTTTTTGATATTGGCGATAAAAATGCTTTGCTTAATAGTGTAGATAGAGAAGTTTTAGTTAATGTTGCTCAAAAAATAATGGGTCAAGAACCTATAGAGGACACTAAAAAAAACTCTTAAAAAACACAGATTTATTTTTTCAATATAGTTTAGCAGATCGTTTGCATAAAACTTTAGAAGAATTGCAAACAATAAGTATGCAAGAATATCAAGGGTGGATAGCTTACACAGAAATATTACAAGATAAAAGAAATGGCTAACAGAAACGTAAAATTTGAACTAACAGCAGTTGATAAAACTAAAAGAGCTTTCAACGCTGTCAAAAGTGGTTTAGGTGGTTTATCAAAAGGTGCTTTAGGTGCAACCAAAGCATTAGGTGGTGTTGGTTTAGCTGGTGCTGCTGTTGCTGGTACTTTAACAGTTTTAGCAAAACAATCTTTTGATTATATTGATACTTTAGGTAAAACATCTGCTCAATTAGGTGTTTCTGTTGAATTTTTACAAGCATTTCAAATAGCAGCAGAAGAGGCTGGTGGTTCTAGTGAAGGTGCAAACAAGGCATTATTAAAATTTAGTAAAAATATTGGTGAAGCTGGTAGAGGTTTGAAAACACAAGCTGATTTATTTAGAGATTTAGGTGTAGAAATCAAAGATTCTAGTGGAAAAATAAAAGGGACAGAAGAATTACTATTAGAAACTGCTGATGGCATAAATGCTTTAGGATCAAGTGCTGAAAAAAATTCAGCTTTGACAAACTTATTTGGTCGATCAGGACAACAATTGTTTGGCATTATAAATCAAGGTGGCGAAGCAATTGATGGTTTAAAACAAAAAATGATTGAATTAGGCATTGGAATAGATGGGGATGCTGTTGCTGGTGTTGAAAGATTCAACGATACTGCAAATATTTTGCAAAGACAAATGAACAGTTTAAAAGACAATGTTTTTGCTGCTTTCATTCCTATTTTACAAACTTTTGTCAATCAATTTACTACCATGTTTAAAGAATTTGCTAAAAATGAAGGGGGTATAAAAAAATTTAGTGAAGCATTAGCTTTGAATATTGTAGATGGTGTTCAATCAGCACTTATGGCAATACAAGAATTAGTAATAAGTTCTTCCAGAATGGTAGCTTCTCTACAAGAAGGGATGCTTACCTTGACAAATTTTTTTGGGAGAAATCAAGAAGAAATAGATGCTTTAAGACTCAGACAGCAAGAGTTTGAAACAGCAACTGTTGATGGCTTTACTAATGCTATGTTGAAAGTTGGCGAATATAGAAATCTTATAGGTAAAACAGTTGATGCACAAAATACTCTTACTGGAAGTATTACAGAAACAGGAGATGAAGGTACTGTTGCTTTGACTGACTTACTAAGTCCAATGGCAAAATATCAACAATCAATTAAAGATGTAGGAGATAGTTTAGAACAGGTTGGTGCAAATTCTATGAAAAAATTTGAAGATTCTATAGTTGATGGTTTGATGTCAGGTGAAATGTCTTTTAAAAGTTTTGCAGATTCAGTAATTAAAGAGCTTTTAAGGATAGCAGTACAACAGACAATAATGAAACCATTGACCAGTATGTTTGGGGGTTTGTTTAGTTTTGATGGAGGTGGTTTTACTGGTTATGGTGCTAGAACAGGTGGTGTAGATGGTAAAGGTGGATTTCCAGCAATATTACATCCAAATGAAACTGTAATAGATCACAACAAAGGACAAGGCATGGGTACTACAGTTAATTTTAACATTAATACAGTTGATGCTGCTGGTTTTGATCAATTGTTGGTACAAAGAAAAGGTACAATTACACAAATAATAAACAATGCTATGAACAATCAAGGCAAGATGGGTATAGTCTAATGTCTGGTGCATTTCCAACAAATCCTAGTTTTAGATCTTTAAATTTTAAAGACAATAGACCAACTTTAGTCAATCAAACATTGTCTGGTCGTAAACAAGTTAGACAAATAGGTAGCCAGTATTTTTCATTTACAGTGCAAATGCCACCTATGACACAAACAGATTCACAAGCAATATTTGCTTTTTTACAAAAACAAAAGGGTAGTTTTGAAAATTTTACTATAGCTCATCCCTTAGATAATTTAGGTGCAAGTAAAAACGAAACCGATATTTTAGTTAATGGTTCTCATACTACGTCAGATGCTTCTATTGCCTTAGATGGTTTTACTGCAAACACCACAGGTGCATTAAAAGCTGGTGACTTAATTAAGTTTGCCAATCATTCTAAAGTATATATGGTGCAAACTGATATAGATTCAGATGGTACAGGTGCTTTAACAGTTTTAATCTCTCCAAATTTAATAACTACTTTAGCTGACAATGAAGCAGTAACAGTCAACAAACCAAGTTTTACAGTTTATTTAGAAACCAATGAAATAATGTATACAACTGATCCAACTGGTTTATTCACCATTTCATTTGACGTTAGAGAGGTTATTACTTAATGCCAAGAAGTTTATCGACAGCACTACAAACACAAGTTTCAGCAGATGCAACTAAAATTGCTTTTTTAGTAGAGTTAAATTTATCTACAGTCATAAGACTTACAGATTATTATAGAAATTTAATTTTTGATTCAGAAAGCTATGAAGCTGGTGGTGCTTTTTTAGAAGTGGATAACACTACAGAATCAGGTAAATTAGAAATAAATGATATTAAAATTACATTTTCTAACGTCACAGATAATGTAAGAACTTTAGTACAATCTGGTGCTTTTACTGACAAGGAAGTAAATATACTTTTAGCTTACTTTGATAACAATGAAACTATAGTGGGAGCTTTAAATTATTTCACAGGCAACATAAGTTCAGTCGCTATAACTGAAACAATAGACAACACAGTTTTAGGCATACAAGTCGCAAGTCATTGGTCAAATTGGAATCTTACTAGAGGCAGACATTTTAGTGATGCTTCACAACAAGAATTTAGTTCTGGTGATGTTGGCATGGAATTTGCTTCTCAAGTTAAAAAAGATGTTAGGTGGGGTAAATGATTTTTAGTGCAGTAGTAGGATTTTTTAAAGGCGTATTAGCAAAAAAAGTTTTTGGCTTTACTATTGGTACAATAATTACTGCTACTTTCACAGCAGCAACTTTCATTATGGGTGTGAAAGCATATCGAATGATGAAAGATATGCAATCTCAGGGTCAAGATATTTTAGCTAACAAAACATCTGCTGGTGGCAAGATACCAGTCATTTATGGTGCAAGAAGAGTCGGTACGCAAATTATTTATATGGACACTGCATCTAATAATTCAAAAGAATTATTTGTAATTTATGCTCTAAGTGTCGGTGAAGTAGAAAATATAGACGGTCAAAGTATAGAGCTTGATGGTAATTTAATTTCAGATAGTAACAGATTTAAAGATGGGGGTTACATTGGTTCTGATAAAATTAATTCAGGTGCTGGTAGTTTAAATACTGCAAATAATACTAACGCAATTACCACAGTTACAGCAGGTACATTTGGTACTAATCCAGCACTATCTTATCGTATGGTATTTAATCTACATCATGGTGCTGCTACACAAACTGCTGATCCAATGTTTACAGCTTCAATTGGATCGCAATGGACAGCAGCACATAAGTTAAATGGTGTAGCTTATATAGCAGCAAAATATAGTTATGACACTGAGGGCATGTGGTCAGGTGTGCCACAACTTACTGTCATTGTAGAAGGAAAAAAAGTTTTTGATCCTAGAGATAGCACACAAACATTTGGTACGATTTCAACTTATAAGTGGTCGGATAATCCAGCTCTATGTTTTTTAGATTACATTACAAATGATGAATATGGAAAAGGTTTACCAATAGATAAAGTCAATACTAGCACATTTTCTACAGCAGCTAATATTGCAGATCAAACCGTCAATCAACCTGATTTCAATGGTTCAGAAGCTGCGATAGCTTGGTCAGGATTTAATGATAATAATTTTGCTATTATTGCAAATTTTAGTGATTGGAGAAAATTTAAAGTTGGTGAATTAATCACCTTAAAAGATGATTCTGGTAATACTGTAGTAAATAACAGAACCATTACTGGTGTTTATCAAGAAAATATATATGGCATAGGTAACAAATACAGAGTTTATTGGAACTCTCTTTATCCATTGACACAAGATTATAACGTCACAGGTACTTCAGGGAACACTGCAATTGCAACTGCTAAAAGATTTCATTGCAATGGAGTTATAGATACTGAAAAAAATGTTATGGAAAACGCTAAAGATTTATTGAGTAACATGCGTGGCATCTTTAATTACATAGAAGGTAAATATGAACTCATAATTGAAGATACAGGTTCTAGTATTTTTTCAATTAATGACAGTCACATTATAGAGGATGGTGGTATTTCTGTAGATTTTGGCAGTAAAGATCAAAAAGCTAACAAAGTTATTGTGGAATTTTACAATGGTCAAAAGAAGTACGAATTAGATACTGCAATTTCCTTACACTCAGCAAGTCCAAATTATTTTTCAGATGATGGTGAAATACTAGAGGTCAAGGCAGAATTTCCATTTATAACCGATAGATATATTGCTGACAATATGGCAAAAGCTATATTGACTCGAAGCAGATACCAAACACAAGTTTCTTTTCTAGGTACGTCAGAAATGTATAAATTAAATGTTGGAGATATAGTTGATTTGACTTATGCAGGTTTGGGTTTTTCAGGCAAAGTATTTAGAATTGAAGCTTTACAATTACAAACGAATGGTTTGGTCATGGTGAGTATGATTGAATACTTTGACGTGTATACTTGGCAAGTACCCGCACAAGAACCAGTTGCAGATACAATGAACAATCCAAGTGCTTTTCGTGTCGTAGCACCAGCTAATTTAGCTTACACAGATACTAATTCAAGCAACATTGGCAGACCTTTTTTAGCTTGGGATACACCAACTAACTACCCTAATTATCAATATCGAGTCAATGTTGTAGATAGTTCAGGTAATCAGGTCTTGAACAGAATAGTTGATGTTGAATTTGTAGATTTGTTTTTTATCAAGACAGGTTCAAACTTTGTAGCTTCAGTTACTTCCTTAAATCAATTAGGTGTAGAATCTAGTGCTACAACCTTAACTTTTAGTGTTGCTCAAGCTCCAATAGTAACAACTGATATACAAGATGACACAGTAACTACAGTGAAAATTGGTGATGCACAGATCACAAATACAAAAATAAACGACATCAATGCTGTTAAAATTAACGCTGGTACAGTAGATACAGCTAGGATAGATGTAGCAGGTATTATTAGTGCTGGTTCTTTGTTAACTACTACAGCTACAATAAGTCAGGCATTAAATGTTGGTAGCGGCACATTTACTGTTGATTCTTCGGGTAATGTGGTTGCCACTTCTGTAACTGTTACTGGTAAATATAATGCAAAAAACATATCAGGAACAGGAGAAGCTGGTTTATTTTCTGAATTGTCAGATAGTGTTACAGGTGGTAGTGATCCCTTAAGAATATTATGTCCATCTGATGATACTGATAAAGATTTTTTTATTCTTATGGGCAATGATCCATATAGCATGGCATTTTCTAGTGGCACACCAACAAGTGCTAATAAAGGTCTTTGGTTTACAGGTACTGGTTCTATTTATATGGGTGGCACTAATGATACGTTTGCACCATTAGCAGATAATTCAAATGATTTGGGTGCTTCAAACTATAGATGGGATGATATTTATGCAACAAATGGCACAATACAAACTTCTGATGCAAATGATAAAACTAACATAGAAAACACAGATTTAGGTTTAAGTTTTGTATCGCAATTGACTCCAAGAAAATATAAATATGTTGATGGAAAATCTAATAGAACTCACTATGGTTTAATCGCACAAGAAGTAAAAAGTGTATTAGATAATAACAATATTGATACATCTGATTTTGCAGCTTATGTTGAAGGAGAAATTTTAGATATTAGCAATCAAGGCACTGGCGAATACAAATTAGGTTTAAGATATAGTGAATTTATCAGCATTTTGATCAAATCAATACAACAATTAGAAGAAAGAATAAAACAATTAGAGAATTAAAAGATATAATAGGTATTTATTATGGCACAACACGATTATAATTTAGCGAATCAATCAGGTGCAGATTTTCGTGCCGATCTAAACAATGCACTAAGTGCTATTGCTACTAACAATAGTGGCAGTTCACAACCAAGTACAACTTTTGCTTATGAATGGTGGGTTGATACTTCTAGCAATGTTTTAAAAATTAGAAACAGTTCTGACAATGCTTGGATTACTTTACCAATATCTGTCACAGCAGATAATACAGTTGATATTAATGGTGGTACTGTCAATGGTATAACATCTTTAAGTTTCAGTTCTGGTTCAACAGTCACCACAATTTTAGATGAAGATAATTTAGCTTCTGATTCTGCTACAGCATTAGCTACCCAACAATCCATTAAAGCGTATGTGGATTCACAAGTAACTGCACAAGACCTAGACATTACCGATGGCAGCAGTTCGATATCTATAGATTTAGATTCTGAATCTTTAGGATTGTTGGGTGGCACAGGTATAACCAGCACAGCATCTGGTAACAATGTAACTTTTGCAATAGGTCAAGCAGTAGGTACTGGTGATAACGTGCAATTCAATCAAGTCACATCTGCTTTAGTGGGTAATGCTTCTACAGCTACAAGTTTACAAACAGCAAGAACAATCAATGGTACAAGTTTTGATGGTACTGCCAACATAACTTTTGATAGTGATGCAGTTAGTGAAGGTTCAGCTAATTTATATTTTACTAACGCTAGATCAAGAGCAAGTATTTCTGAGAACTCAACACAGCTTTCTTACAATTCATCTACTGGTGTTTTAACTTTTACGCAAGGTGACACAGATACAGTTAGTGAAGGTTCAGCTAATTTATATTTTACCAATGAAAGAGTAGATGATCGAGTCAATGATTTATTAGTTGCTGGTTCTGGTATTACTTTAACTTACAATGATGGTAGCAATACTTTAACAATTGCTGGACAAGTTGGTGATATTACTTCTGTCGTAGCTGGTGATGGTCTTACAGGTGGTGGTACTTCTGGTGATGTTACTTTAGCAGTAGGTGTGGATGATAGTTCTATTGAAATAAATTCAGATGCTTTGAGAGTCAAAGCAAGTGGTATCACAAATGCTATGTTGTCAGGTTCAATAGCTAATGCAAAACTCAGTAATTCAAGTGTCACAATAAATTCACAAAGTCTTAGTCTAGGTGCAGCACTTACTTTAGATACTGACAATATTGGTGAAGGCAGTTCCAATCTTTATTACACAGATGCCAGATCAAACTCAGCAATAGATGCTAGGGTCACACAAGCTTTTGTCAATGCTTTGAATGTCAATGCTGCTAGTGTTGATAACAATTCGGTAGCATTAGGCACTAAAACAACTGGTAATTATGTTGCCACAGTAGCTGGTACAACCAATGAAATAGAAGTATCTGGTTCTGGTAGTGAAACAGCAAGTGTGACTATTGGTTTGCCTGATGATGTAACTATAGCTGGTAACTTAACTGTCAATGGCACTACTACAACTGTTAATTCAGATACTTTGTCTGTAACTGATCCATTAATAAAATTAGCAAAAAGTAATAGTGGTGCAGATTCTTTAGACATAGGTTTCTATGGTTTATACGATACATCAGGTTCACAAGATTTATATGCTGGTTTATTTAGGGATGCTAATGATTCAGGTAAGTTTAAATTATTCAAAGACTTACAAGTAGAACCAACCACCACAGTCAATACTTCTGGCACAGGTTATGCAGTTGGTACTTTGGTTTCTAATTTAGAAGGTAATGTAACTGGTAATGTGACTGGTAGTGCTGATACTTTGACAACAGCTAGAGCTATTGCTTTAAGTGGTGACGTTGTTGGTACAGCTAATTTTGATGGGTCTGCTGGTATATCTATTTCTACTACAATTCAAGCTAATTCAGTTGCTTTAGGAACTGACACAACTGGTAATTTTGTTGCCGATCTTACTGCTGGTGAAGGGATTGATGTTAGTGGTGGTGGCTCAGAGAACGCTACAATTACAGTTTCAGCAGAAGATGCAACTGAAACTAATAAAGGTATAGCATCTTTTGATGGCACAGATTTTACAGTTAGTTCTGGTGATGTCACAGTCAATGTTGAAAGAATACAAGATATAGTTGGTGGCATGGTTACTGGTAATACTGAAACAGGTATTACAGTTACTTATCAAGATGCCGATGGTACATTAGATTTTGTTGTTGGAACTTTGAATCAAGACACCACAGGTAACGCTGCAACTGCCACAGCTTTAGAAACTGCCAGAACAATTGGTGGTGTTTCTTTTGATGGTACAGGCAATATAGATTTAGCTGGTGTTAATACTGCTGGAAATCAAAATACTACAGGAAATGCAGCTACTGCTACAGCTCTAGCAAATGCGAGAACAATTGGTGGCACTAGCTTTGATGGTACTGCAAATATAGCAATTGCTTTGGCAGCAACATCAACAGCTTTAGCAACTGCCAGAAATATTGGTGGAGTATCTTTTGATGGTACTGCTGATATTACACCAACAACTTTTGGTGCTGCTACTTTTTCTGGTGACGTAAATGTTGATAGTGGTCTTTTATTTGTTGATGTAAGTGAAGATAAAGTTGGAATTGGGAGTACAAGTCCAGCAAAAAAACTTTCTGTAAAAACTGATTCTGCTGGTGCAATTGTAGAATCTTTAAGACTAGAAAATAATGCTGCTATTGCTGCTGGGAAAGGTTTACAGATAGGTTTTGGATTGTCCGATAGTGAAGGTGCTGGAAATAGAGCATATATAGAAAGTGCTTTGTTATCTTCAGGTTCATATATGGCATTTGCAACAAATGATGGATCAACTGGA